ATGACTATTGATCTTACCAGCATTGCAAACGCCGTGATCGCTCTTATCGCGGCAATTATTACCGCCTTCGTGATCCCGTGGATCAGAAGCAAGACGACCGCCGCACAGTTTGAGAAAATCAAAATGTGGGTAACGGTTGCCGTCGAAGCCGCCGAACAGCTTTACACCGGAAGCGGCAGGGGCGCAGAGAAGAAAGCATACGTTGTTGAATTTCTGAATAGCAAGGGCTTCAAGATCGACGCGGAAACGCTGGATAAACTGATCGAAGCCGCCGTCTTTAATCTTCCGGACTACTTCACTATTTCCGGCATTCCGGCGGATACCGACAGCAACAAAGAGTAATTGACCGCGCGGCGGATCGCGCTTCCCCTTTCAGCCTTCCGCCGCATAAAGAACAATCCCCCGTGCGGGCTTTCGAGCCTTGCACGGGGGATTTTTTTGTTTGGTTCATTCCTTCGGCGGTTCGACAGACGCTTCCGACGGCGCGGCGGTTTTTCCTTTAATGAGTTGATACAGCTTCTTACAGCCGACCGCAATTCCCTTGAATAGATAGTAATAAATCTTGTAAAACGCCAACAAGAAGAAGTACAGACACCAGCCCGCGCCGATAATCATATACCACATCAAATAGAACATTCCGGCGAAGAGCATAGCGAAGCACCACAACGGCGCGTTTCGCTTATTCACACGCACACCGAAGCCCAGCCGGAAACCGGACATCTTCTTCAATGTCTTTGTAAAGCTGACGAACATTAGAGCAAATCCCCCTTCTTAAATGTAAATTTTCAAGGCAGAATTCGCCCATTCTGACCTTTAACACAATTATACGCCCGTCATGCGCTAAAATCAAGAATAAAGCGGAATATTTACACACCGTTTGCAAATAATCAGAATGAAGAGGGATCGCGGCGGCAATGAAGATATATGATTACAACGGCAAGAAGAACATTTGCGGCGACCGATTGCGCGAAGCGCGCGTCGTCCGGCGGCTACGTCAAGAGGATTTAGCCGCACAAATACAGTTGAAAGGGATCAACATGGAGCGGGACAGCATAAGCCGAATTGAAATCGGTACGCGCTTCGTATCCGACTTTGAATTGAAGATATTTGCGGAAGTGCTGGGCGTTTCGGTAAATTGGCTTTTAGGTATAGACGAATAACGGCGGCGGGGTGATCCCGTCGCCGCTTTTCTTTTGCAGGCGCATAAAATACGTATATTTTTTCTCAAAACCTATTGACATATACGCATTGAAGGCGTATAATAGTAAATGTAAGGAGGACAGCAGATGAAAACAAAAGACCTTATCGAGCTTTTAGAACGAAACGGCTGGAAGTTCAAGCGGCACGGCGCGAACCACGACATATACGTGAAGGACGGTCAAAGGGAAAGCGTCGTAAGGCACAGAGAAACCGACGAAGAGTTAGCAAAAGCAATCATCAAGCGGCGCGGGCTGAAATAAGCCCGCCGCCACTTGACAACAATATAGGAGGTACGGACAATGAAATTCAAAAAGCAAGCGAATGTCGCGTTCTTTTCAAAGTATGTCCGCGAAGATGGAAAGTTCACGATTACAAGTGTTGATCGCCGCGTCAACGGGACTTTGAAAAACGTGTTCGAGGTAACAGACGAAGCCGGAAGCGTGATCGACACATTGCCGCGCCTTAAAGACGCAAAAGCAAAATACGCGGAGATTTGAAGGAGGTATTCAGAATGAAAAACGCATATCCTATCGTTATGACGCAAGGAAAAGAGTTCATCGTGGTATTTGTCCCCGATTTCAATATCAATACGCAGGGCAAGGACGTTCCGGAAGCGATCGAGATGGCGCGGGACGCAATCGGGCTTATGGGAATTGATATGCAGGACGACGGCGAAGCATTGCCGGAAGCGTCGAGCATTGCAAGCGCACAAGCCGAAGCGCCGTCCGGCGCTATCGTTTCGCTGGTTGACGTTGATTTCGCGGAGTACCGCAGAAAGAACGATATGCGCGTCGTGAAGAAGAATTGCACCATTCCTTCGTGGCTTAACTTTGAAGCGGAGCGGGCTGGCGTGAATTTTTCCGCCGTCCTGCAAGCGGCGCTTAAAAGCGAATTGCATATCACAAGCAGATAATCAGAGAGGGCGAAGGGCGGCAGAAATGCCGCCCTTTTGTCATATTCGGAAGCTGGAGGAAGGAAGAATGCACAAACACTTAACATGGACAGACCGCCTAAAAATCGAAAAAGGCTTGAAAGAGGGCTTGAAGCCTTGCGCGATTGCTGACCGTCTGCACGTCCACAATACAACGATATACAGGGAGTTGAAGCGCGGACGCTATACGCATTTGAATTCCGACTTGACGACCGAAGAACGCTATTCACCGGAGATCGCGCAACAGCGCTATGAAGAGAACCTAAAAGCCAAAGGCGGCGAATTGAAGATCGGCAACGATTACGAATTATCCGCCTTCATCGAAAAGAAGATCGGCGAAGAAGGCTATTCCCCCGCCGCCGTCGTCGGAGAAATCAAGCGGCTGGGGCTGACCTTCAAAACGGAGATCAGCGAAAAGACGATCTATAATTACATCGACAAGGGTATATTCTACGGGATCAGCCGCGAGAGCTTGCCGGAACACGGGGAGCGGAAGCGGAAGTATGACAAGGTGGAGCGGAAGAAAGCCGCCCGCGCGCCGCAGGGCGAAAGCATAGAGGAACGCCCGCAGGAAATCAACGATCGGCAGACCTTCGGACATTGGGAAGGCGATTGCGTATGCGGGAAGAAGCGGACGAAGGAAACCTTGTTCGTTCTTTCAGAGCGCTTGACGCGGAACGAAATTATTATCAAAATGCCGGATCAGACCGCCGCCAGCGTCGTGGCGGCGCTGAACAAGTTAGAACGACGCTTCGGGAAGAAGTTTTCACAGATATTCAAAAGCATTACGTTTGACAACGGATCGGAATTCATGGATTGCGCCGGAATTGAAAAATCCGTCTACGGCAAAGACCGGAAGCGCACGAAGGTTTACTATTGCCACCCGTACAGCGCATACGAACGCGGAACGAATGAGAACATAAACAAAATGATACGGCGGTTCTTGCCGAAAGGAACGGACTTCCGGAAAGTAACCGCCGCATATATTCAGCGTGTCGAAACGTGGATCAACAATTACCCGCGCGAGATTTTAGGCTTTGAAACGTCCGGATCGCTCTTTGAAAGATACGTCGCCGAAGCCGCTTGAAGCCTTCTGAAAAAATATTTTAGTTTTTTCTGCTTTTACTCTTGACTTTTGCGTGTGTTGAGAGTATCATTAAATGCAGAAGAAACCGTTACGGTTTTTCCTGCATTATTTTTTTATCCGAAGGCAGGCGGAAGGAGGTTAAAACATTGAACGGATACAGTTATTTGACGCTGGAACAGCGCCGCGAGATCGAAAGAATGTATGCAGAGGGTGAACGCGTTGTTGACATTGCCGCCCGTCTGAAAAGGAGCGCCGCCGCTATCTACGAAGAGTTGAAGCGCGGCTATACGGGAGAGTTTGACGGCTACGCCCGCCCGAAGTACAGCGCCGATCTTGCACAAGCGACGGTGCAAGAGAATTTCCGGCGCAGAGGAAACCGACGCGGCGCGAATTGCTGAAATACGAAAGGAGCTATTCAATATGACACAGTTTAACAACGAGCTTTACGCGGGGTTCTTGCCGGAAGCGGGCGACGCGCGCTTCGAGGGAAAGCGGGGCTTCTATCCTGCAATGACGGCGGAAGAATACAGAGCGCTTCCGCTTCCGATGAAATGCGCAACGTGGGACGCGCGCGTTCAGTATGTGATCTTCGATAGCTATTTCAGAGATTACGAGCTTTCCGGAAAAGTCGAGGTTCACGCCGAAAACGCATTCAAGGCGCTTTTCCGCCACAGCGAAACCGACACGCAGTTATACAGCGTTTGCGCCGTTCGCCTTTTTGACGGAACGCGCGTTGCGGCGAAGTGGGTTCAAGACAGCGTTTCGGGCGCATTCCGGATTGTAACGACTTCCGGAAACGTGCTGGGTACGCAAGGCGGCTTTCGCGGACATATCCCCGAAAACTGCAAGAAGCGGGACGACGGGACGTGGGGGCTTTTCCCGCTTGATCGCACAGCAGACCGCAAGCAGATTATACGCGTCGCATTTTGACGCGGGAAAGGAGCTATTCACCATGAGCGACAGAAGAACAACGTTTGACGCTATCACGAAGGACAAGCCCACGCTGGCGGGCTTCCTTCGTTCCCTTCCGGTCATAGAAGCGCCGTGGGACGGCGCATTTCAAGAACGCTTTTGCGTAGAGTGCGGCGCGGACAGTTGCGACGATTGCCCGAACGAGCAGTTCCGGAACAATCCGGAATGGTGGCTTTCCCTTCCGGCGGCGGAGGGGGAGCAATGACGGCGGATCGGGCGCGCGGGGCGCTTGCCGTCCTGCAAGACGCGGACGGGAAGTTTATTTGCAAAGTGCCTTGCGGTTACATAGTCGAGCAGACAGCCAGCGCACACAAGCCCCGGCGGATACAGGCACAACGACGGCGGCGGGCAATGCTTCGCCGTCGCGTCGCCCTTACGGTTGCGTTGCTGACCGTTGCCGCCCTTCTTGCGGCGCTTATGCCGTGGAGCGGGAGCGGTGCGGCGGACAAGCCGAAGGACACGACCGCCGGAACGCTTGAAGAGGTACACCAGCCGACCGCCGTTCTTCTTCCTTCGAGCGGGACGGTGGCGGAATATGTGCCGAACGCGGCGGAGGTTGAAGCCCTTGCAAAGCTGATCTACGGCGAAGCGGGGATCGTTCCTTCCACGACGGAGCAAGCGGCGGTTGTATGGTGCGTTCTGAACCGCGTTGACGATCCGCGCTTCCCAGACACGGCGCTGGAGGTTATCGAAGCGCCCTATCAGTTTAGCGGCTACGATCCCGAATATCCCGTGAAAGAGGAATTCGCCCTTCTTGCGGCGGACGTGCTGACACGATACCGCGCGGAGCGGGACGGCGAAGAAAACGTCGGGCGGGTGCTTCCGGCGGAATACTGCTTCTTCACGGGCGACGGGCGGCGCAATCACTTCACAACGGAATGGAAAAGTACGGATTGCTTCGGCTGGACGCTTGAAAGCCCGTACACGAATTAAGGAGGGGCGGCGAATGCTTGAAATCAGACCTACGCACTTAAAGCCCGCCCGCGAGTTCGTCGGGAAATACCATCGGCACAATATACCGCCAGTTGGAGGAAAGTTCGCGATTTCCTGCTTTGAAGGCGAACGGCTTTGCGGCGTTGCAATATGCGGCAGACCTACGGCGCGGAAACTTGACGACGGCGCGACGCTTGAAATCTATCGGAATTGCACCGACGGGGCAAGAAACGCTTGTACGAAGCTGTACGGCGCTTGTGTCCGGATCGCCCGCGATATGGGATACAAGGAGGTCATTACCTACACGCTGGAGAGCGAAAACGGCGCTTCCCTTCGCGCGGCAAACTTCACGTTCGCGGGATCGGCGGGCGGGATCGCTTGGACAGGGACACGCCGCCGCGATTACTACGTATCGCCGGAAGAAATGAAAAACCGATGGGAATATGTACTTTGAAAGGAGCGGCACACATGAAGGACAACAAAAGCGGCTGGCAGTTCCCGAAGGCGCTTGAAATCATCAAGTGCAAGGAAGGCAACAAAGAGTTTATGAAGGAGCGTCCGGCGCGTCGCCCGTTCGGAAACACCGTGCTTATTTGCGAATATCCGATCGACGACACGGCGGCGGAAGAGCCGAACGCGAAGTTGATTACATGGCGGCTTGCGAAGCGCGCCGCGCGGGACTTCTTGCGCGTTTCCTTTATGCCTTCGGCTATCGTATCGGCGGCGACGCATGGCGGGAAAACCGCCGTCCGCGTCTACGGTAAATATTAAAACACACGAAAGGAGCTATTCAATTATGTTCAGCAAGAAAAAGACCGAATGCCGCGTTTGCGGCTATCGCTTCACACCGGAGCGGGAAAACATCTACACGGCGGAAGAGCCGCGTTCTATGACGGATATGCTGACGAAAGCGCCGACGCGCTTTTCGGCGGTTGATTGTCCGGTTTGCGGTTGCCAAATCGCGCTGGCGATCCGCGCGCCGCGCATTGACTTTCCGGCTATTGTAGAACGGCACGACGCGGACGCAGAGGAAACGGAGGGAGACGAAGATGAAGATTAAAAGTATCGCCGCTATCTGCAAAAAGAACAAGAATATTGCGATCTTCGAGCGGTACAGCGACGACGGCGACATATTAACGCAGTACATCGGCGACGGATCGGCGGTTTATCCGGTTGTCGGGCTTCCCCAGCTTGACAAAGAAAGCCTTTTGACGATCTTCGACGTTCCGGAGAAAGACCGCGACAATTACTTTGTGAAAACGCTGGGCGTTCCGGCGGGTATCAGTTTCGAGGACACAGACGAAACGGAAAGACACGTCGAGCGGGAAGGAATTTCGATCATCTATTCCGGACGAACCTTGAAGCCGATCCGCACAACGCGCGGGCTGGTATTCATCGAAAGCCGCTATCTTTCGCCCGTTGCTGACGTGCTGGACGTGCTGGAGCTTTACGAACGCCGCACGGCGGAGGGAACGCCCTACATCGTCGCGAAGGCGGGCTTCCTGCTTCAAGCGGTGATTATGCCGTATGACGTTATCAATCAGCAGTTCGTGGAGAGCTTGCAGGACTTAACGCGGGAATGCGAATTTTCCCTTTCCGAAAAGGAACGCAGGGAGCGCGAAGCCCGCGACCGCTTCGCATTCACAGAACCGGAACAATGTTCCTTGAACGTTGATCCGGACACGGGCGAGGTTGTCGAGGAAAGCGAGGTGGCGGACGAATGAACGCGGCGCTTCTATCCTCTAAAAATATGTGCTGGTGTACGCCGCAAGACTTCTTCGACAAGCTGAACGCCGAATTCGGCTTCGTGCTTGATCCGGCGGCGACCGACAAGACGGCGAAATGCTCTTTGTATTACACGCCGGAAACGGACGGGCTTTCGCAAAGCTGGGATCGCGGCGGCGCGGTATTCTGCAATCCGCCTTACGGACGCGAGATCGGCAAGTGGGTTCAAAAGGCTTTCGAGGAAGCGCGGGGGGGTATCCGATTGTTTTACTTATCCCAGCGCGGACAGACACAGCATATTTTCACGATTACATTTACGGGAAAGCGGAAATCCGCTTCGTGCGCGGGCGGCTACGGTTCACGGACGACGACGGGAACGCCGCCGATCCCGCGCCCTTCCCTTCAATGGTAGTTATCTATAACGGGGAGCGGGTGAAGGAATGAGCGATAAAAAGAAATGCCCGTTTTGCGAAGCGATCGCGCTTCAACGGTTCATTGAAGAACACCATAGCAAGCCCGCAGGGTTCGGAATGGCTTTATCCGCCGCGCTTGTTTCCTACGCAGTAGTAAACGGGCGCAAATGCGGACGGACAACGGATTACATGAAGGACGGCAAGGGCTACCCGCTCAATTATTGTCCTTCGTGCGGAAAGCGGGTGAAGAATGAGTAGCAAACAGGAAAAGCCGCCCTTGAAGTGCTTGCTGGGCATTGATCCGGAGAAAACGCAGAAATGCAAGCCTTCGGAATGCGCTTCTTGCGGCTGGGAAGCGGCAGAAGCCGCGCGGCGGCGGGAGTACGTAAAGGAACACGGCTTGACGCTATGCGCCGACGGCTTCCGGCGGCTGATTATTAGGAAGGAGAAAGACATGGCAACACCTTATAAGGAATGCCCGCATTGCGGCGCACATCTTGACAGCGGAGAAAAGTGCGAATGCCGCGCAGAGGAAATCGAAGCGAAGAATTCGCAGAAATACGCTTGCGGGCTTACGGAGCAGGACGTTGAAAGCGGCTGGGAATGCCCGCTTGATAATCCGAACGAAGCCGTCGAACGTTGCGAAGATTGCGCCTTTGCAAAAGAAACCGATTGAAAGAGAGGGTAAAAGACAATGACAGGTATTAACGAGGTTGCGAAGGAAATTCACGAAAACGCCCGCGCCCACGGCTGGTGGGACGAAGAACGCGGCTTTCCGGAGGTTTTAGCGCTCATTCATTCGGAGGTATCCGAAGCGCTGGAGGAATACCGCAACGGACACGGCGCAACAGAAATCTATTTCAGCGACAGCGGCAAGCCCGAAGGTATCCCCACGGAGCTTGCGGACGTGATTATTCGCGTTCTTGATTATTGCGGATACGCAGGGATCGACATTGACGCGGCGATCTCACAGAAGCACGAATACAACAAAAGCCGCCCGTATCGGCACGGCGGCAAGAAGTGTTAATCATGGCGGAGCGGGTGAACCACCCGCCGCATTACAACGCGGGCGGGATTGAGTGCATCGACGCGCTGGAAGCCGCAACAAGCGGGCTTCAAGGTATCGAAGCCTTTTGCACAGCGAACGCGATCAAGTATTTGTGGCGCTGGAAGCTGAAAAACGGTGAAGAGGACTTGCAAAAGGCGGTTTGGTATATCAACAGACTTATTCAACGAGCGGGCGCAGACAGCGCCGCAGGAAAGGAGCTATTCAATATGAAAGAGAACAAACACGGCTTCGAGCCGAAACAGGAATTCACGATGGGCGGGATCGCTTGGACGGTCATTCAAACGGGCGCGGATTGGGTGAAGTGCATTGCTTCCGATTGCGTCGAGGAACGCGCCTTCGATGAAGGGAACAAGAACGACTTTGCCGCTTCTTCCCTTCGTGCCTATCTGAACGGCGAATTCTTGCGCCGTCTGATTAAGGCGGGCGCGCCGGAAGAAATGTTCGAGTATTTCAACATCGACTTGACCGCCGACGACGGCTTGAAGAATTACGGCGGCGATCGCGTCCGGATCGGGCTTATCACTTGCGAGGAATACCGCCTTTTGCGCGGCAACATTCCGGCGCTTCCGGATCGTTGGTGGTGGACGGCTACACCGGACAGCCCGATAAATTCTTTCGTCCGCCACGTCAATTCGGGCGGCTCTTTGGGCAACAACGACGCGTGCAACGGCTACGATGGCGTTCGCCCGCTTTGCAATCTCAAATCTGAAATCTTGGTATCGTACTTAAACGGCGAGAACGCAGAGGAACAGAAGAAGCGCGCCGAAGCCGTCGATATGATGAAGCATATTGCCGCCGCGTGGGACATCGACGCGGAGGAGGTTTTCGGGAGGGCTGACGAATGACAATGTATCAATTCATGGTGAACGCCTTTTATATGCTTTGCGGCGTTGCTTGCGTCGCCGCTTCCGTTGTGATCGTCTACATCGTTTTGAACGTGCTTTTCAGAGCGCTTCGGAGGGGCGGCGGGAACAATGGCAGATATTAAGATCGACGAAGAATTGCTTTTGCGCGCAGGGCTGGGGATCGGCTACGCGTTCGCGCCATTCTTTCGGGGCATTTTAGAAGGCGTTGAAGATTACACGATCGAACAGGCGGCGCGGGAAATGCAGGAAGAACACGACGCGCAGGAAGCCGAAGAGGGCTTGAAACGTCCGGTTGAAAAAACGCTGATCGGCGATTGCCGGAAGTGCTGGTGCGATCAATGCGCGAAGCTGGAACAATGCGTTCACTTGCGCGAAGGCGCGCTTCCGGACGGGGTACGCCCGTTCCCTTGCGTCGGGTGCGCGGATGGAATGCGCTTCAAGCCTTGCGAAGAAGAACGGTGCGCCGATTTCGAGCAGGGCGCAGGATTTAATAACGGCTGACAAAACAAAAAAAGAGAACGTCCGGTTGCGACGTTCCGGACGTTCTCTTTTCCTCTTACATAGCTGTAAAAGGAGCTATTCAATATTGAAATTATAGCATTTTACGGCGCTTTTGTCAAGGAAGGGCGGCGGGATTATGCAGAGGGTTAAAAGACGTATTTTTTCGGGCGTTGTATGTGAACAGGAGGTTTACACCGTATCCGATCGAACAAACATCAAGAAGGCTGAACCGCGCCAGCGCTTCAAGGACGACGAAGAGCGCGCGCAACACCGGATCGGCATATCAAAGCGGAAACACCAGCGGCTGGTTAATGAAAACTTTTCGCCGCTTTCCTTATATAGTACGCTGACGTTCGACGACGACAGCGAAGTTCATACATTCAGCGAAGCGCGCAGAATACGCGACAATTACTTCCGGCGGCTTCAAAGGGCTTGCCCCGACGCGAAGATCATTATTTACATGGGGCGCGGCAAGTCTACGAACCGAATTCATTTTCACATGATTTCGGACGGCATACCGGAAGAAACGATCAGCGGCAAGTGGAACGACGGATCAGTAATCCATATTCGGCACTTGCGCGAACACAATTATTATAACGGCGTTGACTACGGGCAGGATTACACGGGGCTTGCGGATTACCTCTTCAACCATTGGACACCGGAACAGGGCGGACACCGTTGGAAGGCGACGCGCAATCTTCGCCAGCCGGAGAAGGAAGCGCCGACGCTTGCACTTCGGACGTATACGGAAAAGAAAGCACCGATCGCGCCGAAGGGTTACAAGCTGGTGGAAGCCCGCGCGACGAAGTGGGGCTACATATATTATAAATATGTACGCGAACCGGAGAAACCGAAACGCCGGAAGAAACGCGAATAGCGGGAACGCCCGAAGGGGCGCAATAAAAAGCCTTGTAAATGTGTAAAGTTTTACGACCAGCGCTTTTCCTTCCGGAAGATTGATTTTATTTATTCCCCGTCGCCCGCTTTTCAGAGATCACGAACGCGCGCATTGTCAAGGGTGCGAAGCACGGCGAAGCCGCTTGCCCTTGATAATGAAAGCGCGGGAGTGATAAAAGCGGGAAGGCGGCGGGGATATAAAATCAATCGTGAAGGATCGGTTCAGAACACGGATCGAGGAAGCCCACCGGATCGCCGATAGATTTATTCCTTTAAGCCCGTTCCCCCCAGCGGGGGGCGGAGGGGGGAGAAAAAGAAAGAAGGTGAACAACGTATGCTTGAATTGAACAAGCTGTATAACATGGACTGTATGCAGGGAATGAAAGAGTTTCCGGACGGCTTCTTCGATCTTGCGATCGTTGATCCGCCTTACGGTATCGGCATAGGCGGACAGAAGAAGCGCGTATGCGGCAATCCGAAGCATAACCGGAAAGAGCATATCCGGAAAAGCTGGGACAAGGCTATTCCCCCGCCCGAATACTTCCGCGAATTGGAACGCGTTTCAAAAGCGCAAGTGATATGGGGCGGAAATTACTTCGTTCCGTATCTTGAACAAGGGCATAAAGGCTGGCTTGTATGGGACAAGGGGCAACACGGCTTGACAATGAGCGATTGCGAATTAGCATATACAAGCTTCGACACGCCGACGCGCGTTTTTGTCTGCAATCGCGTTGAATTGCTGAACGACGGGACAATTCACCCGACACAAAAGCCCGTGAAGCTGTAAACGGCAACGCGGCGGCAGGACAAGCGATCATCAATCGGAGTGGCTGGACGCTCTTTCGGCGCAGGGCTACAAAGCCGCGCTTTGCTACGGCTGGGAACAGGCGGCGGGAACAATTATCGAATATCTAACCGGAGGTGGCACACATGGCTAAAAAGCAAACAGAGCTTTCCGAAGAGTTGCGGGAAGCCGTATTTGAAGCCGCGCGCGCAGGGGCGGCGGAAGCATACACACAGAACACGGGGTACGTAAATTACTTCAAGGCAATGGAAACGTTGCTGTATAACTACAAGAAGCTGGCGGCGCTTGTAGCCGATGAAGAAGCGTATTGCGAAGTTGAGTATCACGCGGGACGAAAGACGTTTTCAACGACACCACAGGCAAAAGGCTTTATTCAGCGCAAGACGGAAGCGGAGATCGTCGAGGAAATGCGAGAGGAAAAACAAAAGCAGTTCAAAGAAACGAAATCCGGCTTTGACAGCTTGACACGCGCTATTTCTCTTTTCGAGGGGCATAAAGAATTCGTTGTGATCCGGCTTTACTATTTCGGCGAGGACATCAACGGCAATCCGCGAGAGGGCGGAACGGCGACGTGGGAAGAGATCGCGGAAGAGCTTTCCGACGCGGGCATTCTCAAAGAGATAAAGACGGCGCGCCGCTGGCGGAACAAGATCGTCAATGATATGGCGGTATGCGTATTCGGCATTCCGGCGGCGGTATCAGCGGCGACATACCGGAAAGCCGTTGACAAATGACCAAAACGCGACCAAACAATGCACCTTGTCCGCGACGCTTACGCGTGATATAATAATTACGCTGAATTATTGCGAATTGAATAGCGCGGGATAAAGCCTTTTGCGTGATACGCGGAAGGCTTTTTCTTTTGCTCTTTTGCACAGACTTTTCCACAGGAAGGAGGATAACCGCATGAAGCCGTGGGCGGAAAGGTTCTACAATTCGGACGCTTGGCGTTCATGCCGCGACAGCTTCTTGAAGTCGAAGGGCTACTTGTGCGAACGCTGTTCAACGCCGGACGATCCAGTAACCGCGAAGATCGCACATCACAAAACATACTTGACGAAGCAGAATATCAACGATCCATACATAGCGCTTTCGTGGGATAATCTCGAAGCGCTTTGTCAAGATTGCCACAACAAAGAACACCACCGGAACGACAAGAAAAAACGGTACGCATTCGACGAAGCGGGAAACCTCATATCCCCCCCTATTCGCTCAAAATTTAGGGAGGGTTCGACACCGAGGGCGGGAGGTTAAAAATACTCCGCAGGCGCGCGCATAACGGGTGTACGCGTTTAAGGGGGTGTGGGTTGACCGGAAAAGGGGGTGATATTTATGGCGACAAAGAAGGACTTGACGAAAGAAGAAAAGATCAAGCGGGAGTTTTCCCGATTGAAGCGCATTTTCAAAGACTTGGATAAAAACAAGTTGCAGACCGTCGAAAGCCTTATCAAGAACGCGGCGTTCATGGCGGTATCCCTTGAAGAATTGCAAGAGATCATCAACGAAGAGGGCTACACCGTAGAATACCAAAACGGCGCAAATCAGAGCGGGACGAAGCAAAGCGACGCGGTGAAAACACATATCGCCATGACAAAAAATCACGCCGCAATTATCAAACAGCTTTGCGATCTTGTACCGCCGGAGAAGAAAAAGGAAAGCCGTTTACAGGCGTTACGGGACGAATAAAAATGCCCTTTTCAAATTACATTTACGAGTATTACGACGGCATTTCTTCCGGAAATATAACCGTCGGCAAGTGGGTTCGCCTTCTGTATGAATACATCGTGAAGGGGCTTCAAGAAGGGCTTTTCACCTTCAACGCGAAGAAGGCAAACAAGGCAATTCGGTTCATCGAAAACTTTTGCCATCATTGCGAAGGGCGCACAGACCTTTTGAAGCTGGAGTTGTGGCAGAAAGCCGCCGTTTCCGTTATGTTCGGGATCGTCGAAGAGGACGGAACGCGCGTCTTTCGTGAAGTGTTTATTGTGATCGGGCGCAAGAACGGCAAAACGCTCTTTGCGTCCGCCGTCATTGCTTATATGGCGTATCTTGACGGCGAATACGGCGCGAAAATATATTGCCTTGCGCCGAAGCTGGAGCAAGCGAACATCGTTTACGATAATTTCTATCAGATGATTAAAAAAGAACCGGAGCTTTCCGACCTATCGAAGAAGCGCCGTTCCGATATTTACATCGAAGAAAGCAATACCGCGATCAAGCCGCTTGCGTTCAACGCGAAGAAATCCGACGGCTTCAATCCGCATTTAGTCGTGAACGATGAAGTCGCGTCGTGGCGCGGCGACGGCGGCTTGAAGCAGTACGAAGTTATGAAATCCGCGCTTGGCGCGCGCCGCCAGCCGATGATCCTTTCGATCTCAACGGCGGGTTACGAAAACGACGGTATCTTCGACGAATTGATGAAGAGATCGACCGCGTTTTTGAAGGGAGGAAGCAAGGAACGCCGCCTTCTTCCCCTGCTTTACATGATCGACGACGTAGAGAAATGGAACGACCTTGAAGAGCTTAAAAAAGCAAATCCGAATATGGGCGTTTCCGTTTCGCCGGACTTCTTCAAAGAGGAAATCGCCGTCGCCGAAATGAGTATGTCGAAGCGGGCTGAATTTCTTACGAAGTATTGCAACATCAAGCAGAATTCTTCCGTCGCGTGGCTTGATTACGTCGTCGTTGACGGCGCAGGAATTCACGCGAAGCTGGAGGATTTCAAGGACAGCTACGCCGTGGGCGGCATAGACCTTTCGCAAACAACAGACTTGACCGCCGCTTCCGTCGTGATCGAGCGGGACGGCGTTCTATATGCCTTCGCACAATTCTTTATGCCCGCGAACCGCCTTGAAACGGCGCAAGCGATCGACGGCGTACCGTATGACATCTTCGTAAAGCAAGGGATCGTCAAGCTATCCGGCGAAAACCACGTCGATTATCGCGACGTTTACGAATGGTTTTCTATGCTTCGGGATCAGTACGGAATATATATCTTGAAGATCGGGTACGACCGCTATTCCGCGCAATATCTGATCGACGACTTGAAAAACGCGGGCTGGCAGACGGACGACGTATGGCAGGGTGAAAACCTTGCGCCCGTGATCCGTGAGTTTGAAGGCGTTATCAAGGACGGCAATTTCAAGATTGCCGACAATAACTTGTTGAAAGCGCACTTCCTCAACGTCGCATTGAAGCACAACATGGAAACGCGGAAGTTCCGTCCCGTGAAGATCGAACAGCGGGCGCGAATTGACGGCTTCGTTTCCGTGATCGACGCGCTGACCGTGCGGCAGAAATATTATAACGAAATCGGCGAAATGCTCAAAAATGCGGGGTGATAAAAACATGGGAGTTTTTGAAACTATCTTCCGGAAGCCGAAAGCCGACTTGAAGGCGGAAGGCTATTTCAAAATGCTAAACGGGTACACGCCCGTTTTCAGCAACGCGCCGGAAAGTATTTACGAAATGGAGCTTACGCGCGCGGCGATACATTCGTTCGCGTCCTTCGCTTCAAAGCTGAAACCGGAGATCAGCGGCACGGCGCAAAAGAACCTTGAACGGACGTTACAGTTCAAGCCTAATCCGTTCATGGATACATCGAAGTTCATTTACAGGATCGCGACGATCCTTTCGGTGAATAATACTTGCTTCATTGTTCCGATCGAAGATGAATTCGGCGGGCTGATCGGGTATTATCCCCTGCTTCCTCAACGGTGCGAAGTTGTCGAGTACAACGGCGCGCCGTTTTTGCGTTATACGTTCGGGAGCGGGCAGAAAGCCGCGATCGAGTTTGAACGCGTCGGCGTAATGACGCAGTTTCAGTATACCGACGATTTCTTCGGCGAGAGTAACGCCGCGCTTCGTCCTACAATGCAGTTGATCCACACACAAAATCAAGGCATTATCAACGGCGTTAAAAATTCGGCTTCTATTCGCTTCTTGGCGAAGGTTGCAAATATGTTGAAGCCGGAGGACATCACGAAGGAGCGCAAGCGCTTCACGGCGGATAACCTTTCGGCGGAAAATCAGTCGGGAATGGTGATCTACGACGCGAAGTTTGCTGACGTGAAGCCGATCGAAAGCAAGCCGTTCACGGTCAACGCCGCGCAGATGGCGCAGATCAACGAAAACGTGTTTAACTACTTCGGCACGAATGCGGGCATTCTGCAAAACAAATACACGGAGGACGAATGGAACGCGTATTACGAAGGCAAGATCGAGCCTTTCGCGATCCAGCTTTCGCTTGTTATGTCGAATATGACGTACACGGCGCGGGAATTGTCCTTCGGGAACGCGATCACGTTTACCGCGAACCGCTTACAATACGCAAGCAATCAAACGAAGCTGAATATCAGCACACAGTTATTTGACCGCGGCTTGCTGAACCGCAACGGCGTTATGGACGTTTGGAACATGGCGCACGTTGAGGGCGGCGAGAAATATTATATCCGCAAGGAATACGCGGAAGTTTCAGAATTGGGAAAGGAGGTTACACCAAATGCCAAAAAAGACGGATCGGGAGTACCGAACAATGATCCAGCCGCTATTGATCCCGACGGCGGCGGAGAAGCGAATTGATACGGATTTCTACGTGGAGGGCTACGCAACAACGTTCGACAAGCCCTATTTGCTGTATGAGTGGGACGGGAACAAATATTACGAACGGATCGACAGGAACGCCCTTGCGGGTGCGGATATGTCCGACGTAATCATGCAGTATAACCACGAAGGAAAGGTGCTTGCCCGCCTTTCCAACGGGACGCTGGGCGTTGAAGCTAACGATAACGGGCTTTTCACGTTCGCGGACTTGTCGAAATCGCGCGCGGCACAAGATATGTTCGAGGAAATCAAGAACGGACTTGTTACGAAAATGTCGTGGGCTTTCCGCGTATCGGAAGATAGCTACGACCGCGACACACGCACACGCACGATCTTGAAAATTGCGAAGGTTTACGACGTTTCGGCGGTATCCATTCCGGCGAACGCCGATACCGATATTTCGGCACGATCCTATTTCGACGGAGTGATCGAGAGGGAACAGCAGGAGCGGCTGGAACGCCGGAAGAAACTTTTGAAAATCAAACTAATGACGGAGGTTTAACACAATGAGAATTAAAGAAATCGAAGCCCGCCTTGCGGCTATCAAGCAGGAGATCGAACAGCGTGGCGACGCTATGACCGCCGCAGAGATTGACGCGCTGGAGCAGGAAACCACACAGCTTACCGAAGAGCGCGCCGGACTGATTGCCGCCGCCGAGAAGCGCAACGGCATTCTTGACAATATCGCGAAGGGCGCGGGC